ATGAAGAAGGAGAATAGAATTAAGTTTTGGAGTGACCGCGAAATTAGAGCGGCATTCGACAAGCGGGGGGGCAAATATAAGGGCATCCTCCAGCAGTTGATGATGGAGCGAGACTACGCCTTTCAGCGTCAGATTCGCTACTATGTCAATGTAGACATTGATAAGTTCATGCGCAGGTTATCTTAGTACTTTCTTTTTCAGAAGTTCTAAGTTAACTTTGCAGCGACAAAAATATACAGATATGATTAAACAAGATATTATAGATCGCATCATCAGTGATGTATCAATAGAAGATGTGGCCAAAGATGAAGGTATATCCTTTACTAAGGAACAAGCCAAGAAGAAATGGGCATGTTGCCCATTCCATAAAGAAAAGACGGCATCATTCTACATTGATACGGCTACGAACTGTTGGCGATGCTTCGGTCAATGTAGGTCAGGTGGAAATGTCATCAGCCTGTACCGTAAGTTAAAAGGAAATAACCTACCATTCCCAATTGCGTGCAAGGAGCTTGCAAAAAAATATCTCAATGAAGATATTGAGGATGATTATAAGCCGAGCAAGGAGGATGAGGATAAACAAAAGGAGATAGAAGCTTTGCGCATTGTGCTTACATATGCGCAAAGCTACTTCGAGGAATGCATGAGTAGTGTGACTCCTGACTCTAACAAGGCTAGAGATGCCGTTCAAAAAAGATGGGGTAAGGATGCTATTGGAGCATTCGGCATAGGCTATGCGCCTCGCAATGGATTCATTGAGTGGGCTACTAAAAAGCAGTTAGATCTGGACATATTGGAGCAAGTTGGTCTGATTGGAGAAGGTGAACATGGTAAGTTCGCAATGTTACGAGATAGATATACTATACCTATCTATGACAAGATGAGTAGGGTGATAGGTTTCACGGCAAGAACGCTATCTGATAGAGCAGACATCTGCAAATATCTCAACCTGAAGAATAGCCCAGTTTATCATAAAAATACATCAGTTTTTGGTATAAATTTTGCGCAAAAAGAGGCTAGGCTGAAAGATAAATTCTACCTGGTAGAGGGAGCGCCTGATGTGATCAAATTGCAATCCATCGGTATTTGCAATACAGTAGCATCACTCGGTGGAGCTTGGACCGAAAATCAACTGAAGCAACTATACAAAATAAGCCATAAGGTGACGTTCATCCCGGATGCAGATACATTGAAGGCTGGTAATGAGTTCCCGGCTGGTACCGCTAATGTATTTGCCAATGGACGTGCTGCGCTCCAAGCTGGCTTCACAGTCAATGTGCGTGAAATTCCGGTTGATTATCCTGCACCAAAAAAAGAAGATCCGGATTCTTGGATTGTAGACGTAGGGCATTTCCAGCAGATGAAGGAGGAAGAATTCATCTTCTGGTACTGCAGACGTCGCTATTGGCCAACTTTCGAGGATATCGATGAGTTTACAACCGAGGATAGATTGCAAGCAATTGCAGATATCTGTGGACTGCTCATGTTAATCAAGGATGAAGACCTGAGAAGCAGCTATCTGACAAGCCTTATCTCTACCTACAAACACTCTCGAGAGTGGAAAGATACACTCAAGAGAGCCAAGGAGGCAGAACTGAGCGAGAAGCAGGAGCGTGAGCGAAAGGGAGACATCAAGATGCTCCGTGAATTTGGATTCACCGAACATGACAATAGTTATTGGGGTACCAACAAGGAAGGCGACGAGATTCAATGGTCGAACTTCAAAATGAAGCCTCTCTTCCACATTCGAGATGACTTCAATCCTGTCAGACTGTTCGAGATTAAAAATAACAGCGAGGAACCATCAAGACTCATCGAACTCAATATGGATGAGATCACATCGAGCAGTTCGCTTCGCAAGCGACTGTTTGGTATAGGAGATTATATCTGGATGGCCAGAGATGAGCAGCTTATCAAGCTTCTAGGCTATCTCGGTAGAGTGACCGAGACTGCAGACCCTATCAAGCAGCTAGGTTGGCAGCGTGAAGGATTCTATGCATTCTGTAATGGAGCGAGCGAAGATGGTACCTGGATTCCAATAGATGATATGGGCATACTCAGATTGCAGGCTGGCAAGTACTATCTTCCGGCCATGAGCAAACTCAATAAGGACAGCCGTGAGTTATATGTGAGTGAGAAGAAGTTCCGGCATGAGAAAATGGTCGACAACCCGACAAGTCAGTCAGACTTCTTTGCCAAGGTCGTGCAGGTTTTTGGTGATAATGCCAAAGTGGGCCTGTGCTTCTACATCGCGACTCTCTTCCGTGACATAGTCATCTGCAAGAGTCGTTCCTTCCCGCTCCTCAATGCCTTTGGCCCGAAGGGATGCGGTAAGACTGAATTCGCTGCCACCCTAATGAACTTTTTCTACAAATACGAGACCAAGTACGAGCCTCTGTCTATCACCAATGCATCTATGCCGGCGCTATCCGATTATGTAGGAGGGGTGAGCGATGCCCTGGTACATATCGACGAGTACAAGAACTCTATCACACAAAACAAGGTAGAGTGGCTCAAGGACTTGTGGAATGGTATCGGTCGAACAAAGATGAACATGGACAAGGATAAAAAACTCGTGCAGGCCAAGGTCGACTCTGGCATCATCCTCACTGGCCAGGAAATGCCTACTGCAGATATCGCCCTCTTCAGCCGACTCATCTATCTCACCTTCGACAAGGGTGAGCATACACGTGAGGAGAAACAGAACTTCGAGGAACTGGAGCGTATGCGCCAGATTGGTGCTACACACATCACCCTTCAGCTACTGAAGCATCGTGACCAGTTCCAGGGCAGCTTCGGTAATGCCTGGAAGCAAGCATCTGATGATATGGAGGAGCGGTTGGAGGGTGAGAGCATCCTGGACCGTATCATGACGAACTGGAAGGTGCCGTTGGCAGCCTATCTCGCAATCAGAGATTACATCGACTTTCCTTTCAGCTATAGTGACCTTTTGGGAGTTGTTATAAAGGGAGTCAAGTCGCAGAACAGCATGTGCAACACCACCGATGAGGTGGCTGGATTCTGGAATATCTTCAATGCTGCAGTACAGATGGGTGAGCTGAAGAAGGACCAGGACTTCAAGATTAAGACAGTTGGCGCATTGACCACCAATAAAGTCAAGATTGACAACTGGGCGATGCCGAGGAGCATCCTCATGATTCGCAAGGACATCACCATGGCAGTCTATCGCAAGTTAGGCAGGCAAATGGACGAGAACCTTCTGCCGAAGGAGTCACTCCTTCACTACCTGCAGATTGGTGCAGACTTCTACGGGTCAACAAAAAACCCGGAGCGATTTATCAAGTACACTCCGAGCGGTTTGCCGGAGACAGTAGAAAAGAAAGATGCCAATGGTACTATCACTGGCCGTCAGAAATTGTATTATAAGGACAGGCCTCTCTGTTTTGATTATTCTATGGTGTCAGAGAGATATGGTATAGATATTGACACAGAGGTAGATGGGGAGCAGAAACAGACCAGGGATCCCTATGTCATGACAGATGCAGAGCAGAAGGCTCTAGGCATGGAACCTTCGCCACTGTAGTAGAAATAAGTTTTTTGTTTAGATCATATCGGTTAGCCTCCAGGGGAAGAGATTCCTCTGGGGGCTTTTTTTGTTGGTGTTCCGAGATTTTTCCGACCATTCATACGCGACTTAAAAAACATGTGGCATTTGTGGCAATTAGTGCAACACTGATTATCAGAGAGTTAAGAAGGTGTGTTTTTGTGGCAATTATGTGGCAATGTGTGGCAACGAGAAGAGAAGTGTGGCAAAGGTTGTGGCAATGTGGCAATTCTATTATATATTTGTGTCAATAAGAAAAGACTTATAATATTAATAATCAGGCAGTTAATATTTTTGCCACAATTGCCACAAATGAATTGCCCAAAAATGGGTTCCTTGATTTTTAATTGCAACTTTTTCCCTAAAAACAAGGATTTTTAGCGAAAAGTAGACGTTTTTCCTAGAAATATAGGATTTATTCGATTATTTTTCCTAACTTTGCGGTGTTTATACAAATCAGAATATGAGTAAATTCGTAGTTTATGTAAAGGTCGAGCCATACTTGAAGCAGTGGCTCACCCATTCTTTCGGCGATCCCGTGGAATTCCCGTCCTCCAGCAACGAGAATGCTGTTCTGCGCCGGTTCCTATCTAAGCGCCCGATCAATAACCTGCCTGAGCTACCTGGAGAGCGAGATGTTGCCATCTGCATACCTTACTCCAAGTCTAAGAGCCCAGAGACTTACAACTTCCTTAGCGGTCATGCCAAGCAGGCACTCACCGAGAGCATCAACGATCTCTTCCGCATCAACATGTGGAGTGACCTCGGAGACCTCAATGACATGTCGTGTAAAAAGATGTCTGCTTTCCGCTCCTGGTGTGAACAGCAGGGTATCGACATAGAATATGCAGAGACAATCCGGATGAAGTGGTATCGCATGCGTAAGGCCTACCAAGAGAAAGGCATCAATCTCTTTAATCTTAAAAGATGCAAAAAAGACGATTTTTCATGAAAAAATCTCATCTACTATAGCCCTGTTTTTGTTCAACACCGAACAGGTGCGAACAGATGCGAACAGACGCGAAATTTTAACAGCTTATGAAAAGACTTAGTTATATCTGCTCCGTGCAGCGAATTCCTGTCAGCGAGTTGCCTTTCGAAACACTGCTAGGCAACCTCACTTTTGACATTCCCGAGAGTTATGATTGGCCGGTCGTTAAGTGTCAGAAGCCTGCCAAACTGGAAATCACAGACAAAATAGAGGATGGTCAGCGGTTCTACACCCATAAACTTACATTCCGCACATGCCGCGAAGACCTGGACATGAGCGGCAATTATGCCTATCTGGTCACCACCATCGAGGGTAAGCGCTATCTCATCGGCAACAAGGAGCGTCCATATCCTATTATAAATATGTCAGATGTTCACCCCGATTCCCTCGCATCTTCAACCATGGTCGAATACACGGTTCAGTGGGGAAGTTCTCGAAAAGCACCTTTATTAGCCTGATTTACGTATTTTTCCGTTGGCAATTGCCATATTATCTTTGCATCAAAAAAGATAAGCGCATGAAATACGGAATGATGATATGCGGTACCATCGGAGCCGGCTACGACTGGTGGTCTGGCACCTACGGTACACGTTCCAAGGATGTCAAGGCCTACCTTGACGCTCACCCTGACGAGGAGGTGGATATCGCCGTCTCCTCGCCGGGTGGTTATGTTGATGAAGGCTTAACCATCTATCAACTTATCAAGGACCATGGACATGTCAACGTCCACATTATGGGCATGACCGCTTCCATCGCTACAGTCTTGTGCATGGGTGCCAAACATGTAGACATGTCAGTCGGCAGCACCATGCTCATTCACAATGCCTCCACAGGAGTCACGGTCTGGGAGTCTGCCAACAAGCAGAAGCTTGACGAAATCATCAAACTCTGGCAGAAGCAGCGCGATGACCTCGACACAATCGACAAGGTTATCGCTTCCGTCTATGCCAAACGCTCAGGCAAGACCAGCGAAGAGATGCTGGAGCAGATGGGCAAGGAGAATTGGTTGCGTCCGGAGCAAGCTTTAGAGTTGGGCCTCGTAGACGAGATCAGAGACCTTGATGACGAAGACAAGAAGCGTCAGACCAATCTCTCCAAGCGCTTCACCAATGCTTTCTGCTCCAACTTGGGTTTGCCGCCATTGCCTGGAGCGACCGCTGATGAGCCCTCTAAAACATTTCTCGAGAAGGTTGCCGCCACACTCAGAGATATGTTCAAGAATAATACTCAAATTTCTAACATGAAGAAGAAATTCCTCAATCTTCAGACCCTCCTCAATCGTAAGGAGGATTTTGAGGTTAATGATGAGAAGATTACTCTCACCGATGCAGAGATGCAGAAAATCGAGGATGCTCTTGCCCAGAAGCAGAAGGACTTGGATGACAAGTCCGCTGAGCTCGACAAAGCAAGCCAGGAGGTCAAGGACCTGAAGGCGAAGGTAGAGCAGAAGGACAAGGATATCCAGGACAAGGATAAGGAGATCAAGGATCTCAAGGGCGCACCGGGTTCTGATACCCATGAGGACGTCACACCGGAGGTTGACAACGTTGACGCTGGTGAAATTTTCAAAGCTTTGAAGCAGATTAATTAAAATGGCAGCTTTAGAAAATACAATTCAAATTACTCCTGATTCTCTGAAGACTAGCTTCGCTAAGTACCGCAAGGACATCATTCAGATGCCGGTACGCGCTCTTGACGAGGCTGCAAAATTCATGAGCCGACGCGTGGGCGTTCGTGGCAAGGAGACTGTCGGAGAGCTCGCAGGCGACATGGAGCTCGGGCCATACTCTCTTACTCGCAAGGATGAGAATGGCGTTACCATCACAGGCCGTACCTTGGAGACATTCCTTGGTTCATGCGTCAAGCCTTTTGAACCAAATGCTGTTCGTGAGTCTATCTGGGGCTCAAATGTTTTCCAGGGTGAAGCGCTCAAAAACCAGCCTATCACCAAACTGATTGGCATGTTCCTGGCAGGCAAGATAGGTGAAGCACTCTTCAAGAACCTCTTCACCATGAAGCGTAACCCAGCTGGCTCTGGTACCGCAGACCTCGCTGATGGCTTCAAGACCATCTCCGATGCTGAGATCAAGTCCAAGGCGATTGCTGTTGAGAAGGGCAACCTCTTCAATACAACCGCGATGACTGGTGTCAACGCTGTCGATGCTGTCGAAGCATTCTATGATGCTGCCGATGCTAAACTGCAGGGCATCAATACATACATGTTCATGAACAGCCATGAACTCACGCTCTACCGCCGTTGTTATCGAGATAAATACGGAACAGTCAACTGGAACAATGAGTTCAACCACAACAAGATGGATGGTGCCAGCAACTGCACCCTCGTAGGTCTTGATAACGTGCCTAAGGGCTACAAGATCATCACTCCTGGCAGCAACATGCTCATCGGTTTGGCCACCGATGGCGACAAGGCAAACTTTGGTGTAGAGAGTTCTCTTGACTCTCACTTCCTGGTTGACTTCGTGGCAACCATGTACTTCGGTACTCAGTTTGAGACGATTTCCAAGGAGCGCATCCTCTTCGGTTACGACACTATCCCTTCAGAGTAGGGGATAGCTGTCCATGGTTATACATTATATTATATATTGATATATGGCAACAAAGAAAACATGTGCTTCTACCACAGACCTTTATGAGGATGTGTTGAAGTGTCCTGGAGAGAAGCGACTGCCGGGTACCAGAGCCTACGGCTTCTTCATTCCACGTCGTTACATCACCAAGTTTGCAGAGCCACAGAAGGAGACTGCAACATCACTCAAGGACTATCTCGTCATCAAGGATAGCCACACCATTCAGGCAGACAAGAACTGGATTAAGATTGCCTTCATCACAGACAAGAGTTCCTTCTCGCCAGAGGCGCAGGGTGAGCATGGCTGCAAGACCATGAACCTCAAGGCAACAGCCGTCCTCCCAGGTACAGAGGAGGAAGCGTCTGCACTCGCTTCTCTGCTTCTCAATGAAGATGGTATCTTCATGATTCCTGAGCGCAACGGCAAGCTTCGTCAGTTCGGTGACGAGACCTTCGAGGTTGACGTGACACCTTCTCAGTCTTCTGGTGCAGGCATTGCAGACGAGACCAATACCACGCTGGAAATCTCTGTCAACTGCGAGACCATGCCTCCATTCTACTTCGGTACCCTCACAACTGCTGAAGGTACCATCTCTGGTAAGGATTGCAAGCCGGTGGAGGTCGCTGCTAGTACAGACGGCCATTAAAAATGGGATTCGATTTTCCTACATAACTACTATCAGTGGCGGGGCGATGCTTACATGAGCTCGCCTCGCCATTTTAATTTTCTTTTTTTATGAATGATCCAAAATTCACAGAGAAGTTGAAGAAGTGGTTTGACTGCGAGCATACTGATGCCAATATCCGAGAGGGAGCGCTGCTCCTCCTTCAGATGAATAACAACCGCCACCTCTATCAACTCATCAACTTCGACCCTCAGGGCAAACTCGAGTTGCTCAAATATGAGCTGCAGAAGCATCTCAACTATCGCATCGAAGGCATGACCATCGATGATGTCCGCAACTATGACAAGGCAGTCACGCCAGTTCTTCAGACTGCGGTTGACAAGACCTCAGAAGCAGACAAGATTGCAAAGCAGCTAGCACCTCATCTTCCGGTCGTGGAGTCAGAAAACCTCGATTCCATCGTGCCTTCAGCCATCGTAGCCAAGGGCAAACGAGCAGACCATGACCAGTTGCCTGAAAACATCCAGGCTATCTGGGATAACAACTGCGCTCTTTGGAAAAAAATCAAGGAACACTTTGAGGCTTGCAAAGCTTACGACATGTCATGTGACAGATACGAGGGCTTGCATGCTGCTGACGAAGACTTCAAACGTATGCTCCTTACACTCAAGGAGGAGTACTATGCATACAAGCAGGCCATGGACGTCTACGACCATGCCCAGCCGGGTGATGCCGAGGAGAAGCAAGCGGATGAGCAGCCAGTAGCTGACATCACCTCCAAGCAGATAGGCAATGCTCGCTCCTACATCACCAAGAACCTTAACCAACTCATTGGATTCGTGGAGGCTGGCAACACAGACAAGGCTGATGCCTTGCGAGCTAAGGTCAATGAGCGTGTGCAGCTCTTGATTACAGCAAAGGCTGAAATCACCGCTGATACCATCGCCAAGCTTCAGCAGGCGGGTATAACAGTCGGCGAGGAGCAGAAGGCTGAGGAGACAGGAGACCATGAGGGCGAAACAGATACAGCAAGTCCTGAAGCCGATCCAGCAGAGTAGCTCGCAGGTCTTCCTGGGTCAAGGGCTTCACACCCTTGGATTGTTAGGTTGGATTCTGGAGCAGACAGGACCGGCAGATGTTGCCGTCACGACCTTCTCTACATCCGATGCCTTCTTGTGCGGAGTCATTAACCTTCGCAAGCGAGGGTTAATTAACCATTCAACGTTAGTGGCTGACATTAAAGCTTCAAGTAAAACTTTAAAGCTAAAGCGCTTAATGACAGAGGCTTTTGATGATGTTCGGCTTACGCTCAATCACTCCAAAATTATGTTGGTCAGTAACGCTGAGTGGTTAGTCTCCGTGATAACATCGCAGAACCAGACGTATGGTGATCGCGCTGAATGCACCTTCATCTCTCTCGATAGAGACGTCTATCTCGATATTCATAATATGCTCAATAATCTGTTAGATGATAAGACAACAATTTCCATTCCTCGAAGAGAGTGATTTATATCTGCAGACTGTCTATGATCTTGCCAAGACCATGACGCCTGTTGAGGAGATTCCCATCCTGATGGACCTTCCTCCTGATGAGTCTATGGCTATGCAACTGGAGCTGCAGGAACCTAGGTCGCCATATCGCAGACGCTATCTCAGAGGTTTAGCGGAGACCGCTAATGAGTTGAGAACCAACAATATTGCATTGGCAAATGTAGGTTCTCCTGGTGCTTATCAAGCTGTCATGTCACAACTCTCGCAGATTATTGCTAAAATCTCATGATATGAGCCTGCCTGTTAATGTTGATGATTACATGAAGTACATGCCTCTCAATGAGGATGAACTTCTAGATCTTCATCTCTCCGCTATCGTCAGAGCGAGAGTGGAGAGACTTCGAGGGTGCTATGCGTTCTGGCTTCGATACCCTCGATATACCGTCCGTGAGATGGTTGACCAGGATAAGGCAATGTTTGCCGTCAGCGAGACACAGGCATACGATGATATACATCTCTGCCAAGTCATGCTCGGCAATCTCAACGCCGCCTCTAAGGAGTTCTGGCGATGGAAGGTCAACCAGGAGATAGACGAGGACCGCAAGGCTGCCAAGGCTGCCGGCGACTTCCGGGCGCTTGCCGTGATGCAGAAAAACCGCATCAAGAACAACCGCACAGACACGCCTGATGAGCCAGAGCTGGCATTCGACAAGATTGTTCCTGTTGAGTTCCGCATGACAGATGATCCGACAGTCATCGGTTTGCAGAAGATTCCAAATCTTCGTGCGAAAATTAAAAAAATGGAGAAGCGCTACTCGATGCCGGACATCGAGGATGCTGACTTCGAAGAACTTCCGCCAGATGATGACAGCAAGACCTAAGGAGTTATTTTTCAACGACGTGCAGTCTCGAGTCCTGCAGCTCATGCCTAAGACGCTGGTCTGCGAGTGGGGCCGTGGTACCGGAAAGGGTGTGGTCGAGGCTGGCCGCATCCTCTATGCCGTGCAGCACATGCCAGGTTCATGCCTGGGCATGGTGGCGCCATCGGTCAAGCGATGCCAGACCAACATCCTTCCTTCAGCTCTGGTCCACCTCGAGGAGTGGGGATACAGGAGAGATGTCCACTACATAGTGGGCAAGAAACCATGGAAGGCGCTGCATTGGCAGGAACCGCACTTCCAGCCTATGAACTGGGAGAATACCGTAGCCTTTTATAATGGTAGCTATCTCAATATCATCTCTCAAGACCGCAGCGGAACTTCAAACTCCCTCTCTCTCGACCATGTCTTCATTGACGAGGCGAAATTTATTGACTGGGAGCAGCTCAACAATGAGACGCTCCCGGCAAACCGTGGAAACAAGCAGTTGTTCGGTGACTGCTGTCTCCACCATGGTCTGACCATTACTTCAGATACTTCAGCAACAAAGAAAGGTTCCTGGTTCATGTCGTGGGAGAAGAAGATGGATAAGGAGCTGATTGCTACTCTCGAGACGGTACTGGTGCATCTGCATAGCATCCGAAACAAGCTGGCTGCTCACCCAGAGCGGTACGATTACTACATGTCGCAGGTGCAGAAATACGAGAAGGTTCTGCACTCCCTCCGCTCCTATGCCCTATTGTATTCCAGGTGCTCGAGCATTCAGAACCTCGCAGTTCTGGGCGAGGACTTCATCAGACAGATGAAGCGGGACCTGCCAAAGATGACCTTTTTAACGAGCATCATGTGCCAGCATGTCGGCATCGCACAGGATGGTTTCTACTCCGGGCTTGACGAGGATCGCAGCTTCTATACGGCACCGAACACCAGGTTCCTCAATGACCTGCAGTATAAGTTCGACCCTAAGCACGACAAGCCGGATTGCCGCATGGATGGCGACCTGGAGGACGGTTTACCGCTGATCATCGGCTGCGATGCCAACGACAACATCAACTGTCTCGTAGTCGGGCAGGTGGGTTCTGATACCAAGTTGCGCATCGTCAACTCATTCTATGTCAAGTATGACCGGAAGTTGCCTGAGCTGGCTCAGGACTTCTGCGATTATTACAAGTATCTCAAGAACAAGCGAGTCATCTTTTACTACGATGCCACCTTTGTGGGCAACTCCTATGCAACTCACAACGATAAGTTCTACCAGATTATCACCAAGGTGCTGCGAAGGAATGGATGGCTCGTTACGGAGGTCTACATCGGCAAGCCGATGAACCATCTTGAGAAGCAGTTGCTCATAGACCGCATGTTCAAGGGACATGCGCGCCACATGGTTCTCATCAACCAGGACAATAACGAGGACCTGATCATCTCCATCGAGAGTGCCGGCTGTTACAACAACGGCAAGGATAAGCGAGGCGAGAAGCTCGTTGAGACAGACGAGGACAGGCTGGAGAACCGCACAGACTTCTCCGATGCATTCGATACCGTCTGCATTGGTGTGGACAAGTTCCCTCAGACCGTCCTCTACACGGGAGGCATGAGCAACTATTACCCTAGATAGGCTTTTTTCGATAATGATTTATATAGTTTTAATGTAGTTTATTCTTTATTTATTTTATGATTCCTTGGCTGCTTGCTCGTGAGAGTAGGCAGCCTTTTTTCTTTCTTGGTGTGTGAGAAAGCGGTATCTCCGATGGTGAGTTTAATGCTGTTCCGTACTTTTTTTATTGCATTCTCCGCCGCCCGTCATGTGTTCCCATCCGAAATTTCCTGTGCAAAGTTAGCTGCTGGCGATTCAAACCTGTGTATGAACCTGGGTTAACAAAAGCCAAAGGTTCTTCACGTTACACTAAACCTTTACCTTTTGTCAACACAGAACCCCACACCTGTTTGCCTCTGCCAGCGCATTGTGAAGCACAGGAAAAATCGAAAGGGCACACCGGGCTTTGAACGGAATGCAATTAAAAAAAATACTCCACAGCAGGAGTGGGAAAAATCTCTGGACTCCCAAACATTACCAGAATACAATGTCAAACTTTATAAAATTTTTCGATATGAAACAGAATTATTTCTTTGAGTACGTTCCTAATGCTTACATCAACCTTTGCGTTGACAAGGCACAGCAGATGGCAAACAACCGCTTCGTCTACGACTTCAAGGCAGGCGATAAGGAGGCGGTACAAATCTGCGCTGAGTGGCTAGCTCGCTATCTTACAAAGCAGTATAGCAGTATCTTAGAGGACTTCGTTGTAGTTTTTGCTCCATGCAGCACACAATGGAAATATAACAAGCGATTCGGCTATCTCGCAGCCATCCTCAATGCAGCAGGCATCAAGACCGCAAACGAGCACGTTCACATCTTCGGAGAGCGCAAGCCGACCCATAACGGAGGCAGCCACGTTGTTAACGAGGACATTTATCACGTTTCAGTAGATGGCGAGTACTTCAAGGGCAAGCAGGTAATTCTTTTCGACGACCTGCTGACTAGCGGCAAGACCATCGAGGACTTCAGAAGAAAGTTGGAGGCGGCAGGTGCTTATGTGGAGAGAGAAATCTTTTTGGCTCGCACAATTCACCACGACCCAATAAGCAACAGAGGCGTATTGCAGGAGATGGCAGAAGGCTTTTATGAGGCAGTGGCACACTCAAAGAGATGTTTCCCACAGGGTGTTAATATCAACAAGAAATCAAACAACAACTATAATAAAGTAGCGTAACATGAAGAAGTACAATGATATACTAGCAGACGAGCGCCCAGAGTTCAAGGCAGCTAATTACGGATTCGATTCACTCAGTAACACCGAATTGTTATCAATGGTAATCAACAGAGGGGCAGGAACAGCCGAAAGCCTAAGCCAGGCAAGGCAACTTATGAACATGGCAGACAATAACCTCAGTAACCTTGCAAAGTTATCCATGGACGATATGCAGGTAGTGCAGGGAATAGGCGACTGCAAGGCGTTGGCAGTACTCGCAGCTTTGGAACTAGGCAAGCGCAGGGCAGTGGAGAAGTTGGGCAGCAAGCCCGACATGGGCAGCAGTCTAGCCATATACAACTACATGCTTCCGCAGATGGCAGACCTCAAGGTAGAGCAGGCACACGTCATATTGATGAACCAAAATTTCAGACTCATCAAGAGCGTGAAACTGAGCGAGGGAGGGATAACAGAGACTTCAGTGGATATTCGTATCCTCATGAGGGAGGCAGTCATGAGCGGTGCAACTATCATGGCATTCGTGCACAATCACCCATCGGGCAACACGCAGCCAAGCAAGGCGGACGATGTGCTGACGCAGCAGATAGCCAAGGCTTGTCAAGTCATGCGCATCTTCTTCATGGACCATGTGATAGTAACAGATGGAGCATTCTACAGCTATCACGACAAGGGAAGACTATAGGCACCATGGGCAACGTGATAGGAACACGTTGCCCTTTTACTTGCTTGCAAACTTGCTGATAACCGCGGATAAAGGGAAGGGGATAGAGATAGCGAGAGCGATGGCAATTCGTGGCAGCAGTCGGGGAAAGGGGCAATTGCCACATGAAAAATCCCTTACATATACCGCTCCAGTCAGCCGTGGCAATTGCCTCCGAGCGTAGGGCGGTGGGGGGTATCCTTACGGCAAGGCACGCCCTTTTTTGCTCCAACTTTTCAAAAATCCATGATTTTCAGCAAGTTGGCAAAAATGACCGTGGAAAATTTGTGCAAAATGCCCAAATTTTGCAATCAATTGCCATTGATTGCCCGCTCGAAAACGGCTACTTATGCCAATTTCCATGAAATTGCCACAAGAAACGAGCCGTTTTCGAGCGAACCCCTACATTGCATTTCGGGGTAAAAGAGGTAATAACATTGTTTGACATCATTCAAGAATGATGAGAAAAAGAGGTAAAAACCGTGTTTGATGGGGATGAAATGTTAAATAATACACAAATGTTGAAAATAATCACGAAAATATTTGGTTATTCAACAAATGTTTAGTACCTTTGCATCGTGTTAATAAAGATAGTATATGGCAAGACGAAAATCTAAGGAACTCAAGGAAAATGAAGACGATTTGCTTTTCTACCTAGAGTATTGGCAAGAGTTCCCCGATACCTTCAAGAGGGTAGCAGAAAAAGAAATCGCAGAGTTGCAAAACAAAATTAAAAACAAAAAGAAATGAGAAAGCCCCTTCGGGGGCTCTCATTCCTTTAAACTTAAAAAAAATAGATTATGGAATATACAGAGATGATTGATAAGGTGAAGGCTTTGGCTGCACAAAACAGAGCTGCCAAGACCGCAGAGGATAAGGCGGAGGTTCGCCGTCAGATGGATGCACTCAAGGAGTCAGACCCTAAGGCTTTTGCCGTGGCAGTTGGCTACATGGCTAAGACCACAGAGCAGAAGGTCAAGGAACTGACCATGGCAGAGAAGTTTGGTGAGATTACAGATATGGTTTCCATGGCTTACATCGCAAAGGCTTACTTTGGCAAGTCTCGCTCTTGGCTGGCACATAAGATGAACGGAAACTTAGTCAACGGAAAGGCAGCGCAGTTTACTCCTGATGAGCTTGTTACTCTCAGAGGCGCCTTGCAGGATATGGCTCAGAAATTTGGCTCGCTTAGCCTTGCTATTTAGGCTATCTTTATTTAACACATCGTCCCCGACACAGAGCCGTGCCGGGGACTTCTTTTTGTTCACATATATTTGATATTGTTGTATAAAAGATAATTTTATGTTATTACAAGATATTGAGACCTGCAGGCAGGCTCGTCTGATTCTCCGTGAGCTCATCAAGGGTGACAAGTCACATGCGCAGCTCTGGGGCTCGCTGGTTGACAACCAGCTTGATGATGTTGACTTGAGGTTCCTCCTTCCACCATTGGCCAACGAGGGCTACATCGAGGAGTCTGAGGGCATGTGGCATATACTGGACAAGGGTGTGAAGTACATGCAGAATTACGACAGAATGATGCTGGAGAGCGCAGAAGGCTATCTGGAGGGTAGACTAAAGGACACCAGTGAAAATCCTCAAGAGCGCAAGCAGGAGAGTGAAAGGAGATGGAATAGGAAGATGACTGTGATTGGAGTCATTCTAGCCCTATTATCCGTGTTAGCAGCTTACACAGAGCCTCTCTTAGAGAGGGCATGGCAAGCGATATTATCGCTAGTGATTGACAAATGACTATGATATAGAGAGCCTTGATACGGCTCTCTATACTGTCAATATCGGTTCTTGACTTTTTCATACCTTAATATATTATGTAAAAACACCGCAAAGTTAGGAAAAATAATCGAGAAAATCAGAGAATATCGGAGAAAATCGGGGAATTTTCGAGGAAAATACGCGGAAAATCGGGGAATTTTCAAGGAATTCATTCCTCAACCTCTTACCGGATGACCCGTTTTCGCGGTCGTTTTCGGTCGTTTTTGCGGTCATTTCTGGAGAAAATCGGAGAAAATCGGAGAATATCGGAGAAATCTTTCCGTTTTCTTTCCTTTTCATTCCTTTTTATTCCTCCTCCTCAAATCAGCCAGTTTTTATGCTCTACAACATGTTTATTGTAGATACTTTGTCAGAGAGGTTGAATGTCTGAAATATTATTGCTATTTTTGCACTTGATATAAACAACAAACTTATGGAAAAAGGAAATATAAATTTTGTTGCCATTGACTTTGAGACAATGACACCCGAGCTGACTAGCGCATGCGCAGTTGGTATGGTACAAGTAGTAAATGGAGTAATCATGCAAAAGTTCTATAGCTTAATTAAGCCATATCCTGATGAGCGTACAGAGCGAAACACATTCGTGCATGGCATTACTGAAGAGATGGTTGAGAATGCACCTACTTGGGATATCGTTTTCCCAGTTCTGAGAAGCTTCGCTCAGAGTGGTTGCATAGTTTGCCATAATGAGGGTACTGAAGCTAATATACTTTCTAGGCTAGCTGAAGTTTACAACCTTGACATGCCAGGATATCAGATTATTGATACCATGCGATTATTACCTGGTAATAATTCGTTGAAGAAGATGTGCGAGTTGATGGGAATAGAGATGCACGACCATCATGACGCATTAGCAGATGCAACTGCCTGTGCGGAGATTGTACTGAAAGGTGCAGGTATTGATGTCACACATCATCATTATGAGAAGCCTGACTATAAGGCTCACGAGAGCCTGACTGGAGAAGTCAAACAGCCATTAGCTGATGAAGATGTTGCTAACAAGGATAATCCGTTCTTCCACCAGAAGGTGGTTATCACTGGAGTATTTACGGCTTTTCCTAATAGAGGAAAGCTGGCTTTTAGACTTCGTGACTGCGGTGCTGACATCAATTCCTCTATCTCGGCTAAGACTAATATAGTAGTTAAAGGTGAGGGAGCAGGACCTTCCAAGATGGAAAAGATAAAAAAACTCAATGAGAAAGGAGCTAATATCAGAGTCATCGAGGAGAAAGAGATGGTGGAAATAGTAGAGAAATATGGTATATAAATAAAAAAATGAGCGAGGAATGAAAATTTCTCGCTTTTTTTTTGGCGGTTCCAAATTTTCTTCTTACCTTTGCCAACGGTTATAAGACGATAGTAAACTATCCGGCAAGGCGACCGTTATCGCCTATGGCTTCTTAGCCGCAGGCTTTTTTTATGCCTAGGAAATTCTTTTTTCTAACTGGGAAAATAATTTTTTCCAACTGGGAAAATAGATATGCCCAATACATGGCGGCTGCATGAACCGTAAGATCTGATTTGTCCTTCCGGATAAGCCATCGTCTTATAACCAACGGGGAATGCAGCCGCCACCCTTTTATACAATCGGCTGTTCATGGTTATAAGACGATGCAATATGCAGAATTCTATTTTATTAAGTGATGCGCAGGTGAGACCTGCGGGCATCAGCGTTGAGGAGGGCATGAATGCCCTCAAGTGTGAAATCAAAAAGCTCGCCAAGACCAAGAGCGAGACCTTCAGCTATATCTGCGGGGAGACCGTGACCTATGGAGAGGTTGTGCTCACCATGGTTGGTTTCGCAGCTGTGATGGCGATGCTCATGATTGGTGGTTTCATTTTTGGAGGGGAGGTAGCGTGATGGTGAGCAGAATGACTACAGAGCTGTTTCATGCTCAGCTGGAGGAGAACATCGTGAGAGCTGCTGACGAGCGCAAGCGCCATCAGGCAGAGTTGCAGGCTATAAGCCGGAATTACGAGAGCTCGTTGGACAGTATTGAACGCATGGAGGATGAAGCAGGGGAAAGCTACCGCTGTGCCCGTAATGCTTTCGAGAAGGCCAAAAATGAGTATCAGGAAGAACTCCGTAATTGTAGAAAGCTTCGCAATGAGGCAGGATTTCGCAGAGACAAGGCGAAGGTCGAGGAGACTAATCTTTGGACACTCAACAACAATACCATCCAGAGCGACCGCCACAAAATCTTTGAGAGATACCGAGAAGCGGGGGGGTACTTACGGGAGCAGAAGCGGAACTCCTGCACCCAGGCTGGACCAAAGACAAGAAAGGAGGAGTGAGTGATGAAGAAAAGTAGAAACCGCAGAAGACGCACAGCTAAGCTGACAGCCAAGGATATCATCAGGTGCAAGTTCTTCGCTATTGAAGGCAGGCAGATGAGCGCCCATAAGGTGGAAATCAAATTTCAGAGAAGAAACAATACAATGGGTTCTGTTGTTTTCATCGATGATGCGCCACACGAGCAGACTATTATCCGATGGTATGATCATCGCTATTATGCTCTTAGGTATGGAGCTAAAGAGGTTGAGCCATACAAGATGACTCTAGCCATGTGGAAAACCATAAACAAAGATTAGGCATGAAAAAGAATAAGAAGAAAGTCAAGAGAGACGTTATCTTGCTATATTTCAGACGTCGTCGCATTCGCGATGCGCTCAATGAACGTTGGTGGGAGCTTGATAGAATACGTGTTGAGCTGTACAAGCTAGTGGAGTACGCCAAGATTCAGTCGAGATACTGTGTTAATCCAGTCTCCCACCGCATTGTCTGCAGATACCTCAGAGAACTGGAGCGAGAGGAGGCACGTATTTCCAGGCTTCAGACCAAATACGACCTTTGGGCTTCCCGTCTGAGCTACTGGGTTGACCTCTATGAGTCGGCATTGTACCGACAGCACCCAGATGACGGTATTTAAGTTTAACCCTTTAAAAAATGAAGATTATGCCAAGAAATACAGAAAAATTCAACAGCGAGCAGTTTGAGCAGGACCTGCTCGACGCTTACTTCCACTTCCGCAGCTGCCTCCCTGTGAAGGATGAAGACACCGGTCTTGAATACAAGAAGAGTTTCAAAACGACCCAGGATATCGCCACGGAACTTGATGACATGGGCGGTGTCAGAATAGAAGCCGTCAACCAGTATCTGCAGGAGCATGGCTACTATTTAGCCACGCAGCCAGACGGAACCGTGGCATGGGTTATTTGGGAGAGAGTTGTCAGGCCAGACAGCATGGTTTAAGTTAAAAACTCATATATTTTATTATACTACCATGTGTTATGCATAATTTTTCGTACCTTTGCAGCACGAAAAATTTTACAAAGTTTTGAAAAGCTTTGATACGGCTGGCCGCCCGTGAGGGTAGTCAGCCGTATTTTTATTTTTACCATCTCCATATTATCTTTGCATCAAAAAAGATAATATATGACCATCACATCACTTCCGTCGGGCAGTTTCTTCCTTGAGAACATCCCCGACATCGACATGCTTACGGCCAAGACCCGCCTGCTCGTCACCATCAAGATAGGTGATGATACCATCTACGATGAGTATCTCTATCCTGCCGATGGAGAGGTCAGAGTGAGCGACCTTGCCGACATCTTCCGTCCCTATGCACGCCGGAGGCTGGCAGTCACAGCCACCATCACCATCGCCGAGCAACAGGTTCCGGACTCCGGAGACACCGACTCGGAAACAGTCACCGATACGCAGACAGCCAACCTGCAGGTCTACTATTCTACCGTAGACATCGTGGGCGTGGACTGCTCTACATTCCTCACCACCCACTTCCTCACCCTGCTCGATGGACACAAGACCACCTACATGGGGCGACTTGAGTATCTCCACTACATGGGCAAGGAAGCGGCACAGGTCACCGCACACTATTCCGACAAAACCACAAAACTGTTTACCGCACCAGCCACCGGCGGCAACGACCTCTACACCACCATCGACGTTTCTCCGTCTCGTTTCGAGACCGAGGACACCGACCTTCTCTACTACGTGGTAGAGGCAGGCTCACGCTCCATGACCTTCATCATAGACAGCGAGGAGCGTGATGTGGCGCCTACTCTGCTCTTCACCAACAGCTTCGGCTGTCAGGAACTCATCTACTGCACAGGCAAGCACGAAGTAGACCCGCAGTACACCCGCGATGCAGCCTACATGGGCGGCATCAGGGTAAACTACCGCATCACAGAGCAGCGCACCTTCAACGCCGATACTGGCTATCTGGGCACAGACATGGCAAACTGGGCAGATGATCTCTTCCGCTCAGACGAGGTCTATCTGGTCAACTTCATCGGCGGGGTAGCCAAGGTGGGCAAGCGTGTCACCCTCTCTGACTCAAAGTCCAAGCGCGACAACCTGCGCGACAGCGTGCCACGCTTCACCTTCAGCTACACCTACGCCCAGCGCCAGCACAACGTGCTTGACCTGCAGCGAGCCGGCCGTATCTTCGACAACACCTTTGATAACACCTTCAACTGATGAGACGCACGGCTTACCACCTCACAGAGGTGCTGCGTCTACTGGCCAAGGCAGAGCGAGACCGCTCTACCATTAACCTGAAGGCGTGGACATCAGACGGCGAGACCGTCGACTATACAGGATGGCTGGTCAGGGGCAGCAGTTGGCGAGGCGGTTTCCACCGCCTCGTCAATCCGGCAAATGCCGAGGTTCGCACCGTTCCGGACATCTACATTCACCAGTTCCTGGGCTTACCAGTATATTTATGACATGAAACAGAAAAAATATCAGCTTCAGCAAGTAGGAACCAGCGGTTCCTACAGCCGCTACGCTCTCGTGGCAGAGGGCGTAAGCAGGGTAACAGACTCCACCACCATCGAGCAGCAGTATGGGCAGGATACCAGTTTCCTGGGTTCCGGAGAGGTGGGCGATGCCACCACGGGCATCCTGGAGACTTCAGACGGCAAACTCTTCGAGTATGTCAACTATGGCGATGACAACGACATGCCATACATCCTTCAGCAGTTGATGCGCCGCAACATGGTGGCGCAGCGAGCCATGGCGTTCAACGTCCAGTGCTGCTACGGGCAGGGCTTACGCTTCATGGACCGGGAGACCAAGCAGGACACCAACGACAGCGAGATCCGCGACTTCTGCCTGAAGAACTCCATCCATGAGGTCTTCATGCAGCAGGCAACCGACATGAAGTTCTTCTTCTGGTCGGTAGAGGTCATCATCCTAAGCCGTGACCACTCCAAGATTGTCAATATCCGCCACAAGGACGTTTCCTATTGCCGCCTGGAGGTACCAAATGACAAGGGGCGCATAGAGCATGTCTTCTTCGGTGACTTCCGCAACATCATGTCGCCGGTACATACCGAGGTCATTCCGCTGCTCGACTTCTACGACCCGCTGGGCGACCTTATGGCGCGCATGGGCAAGGCTCCCGACCCATACACAGGCATCAGGGGCAAGGCACCCGAGATGGGCAAGGACTGCAAGTTTGCCATCATATCCCGCATCCCGACACCCGGACTGCAGTACTATCCGATACCATACTATGCCAGCGTCTTCGACGATGCCTGGTACGACATCTACCGACTCATCGGTATCGGCAAGCGCTACATGATCAAGAACACGTCCGCTCCTCGCATCCAGATAGAGGTGCACCGCGACTACTGGGAAGAGCTCTGCAACAACGAGGACATCATCGACCCGGATAAGCGCAAGGAGCGCATCCTGCAGGAGAAGGACAACATCATCAACTTCGTGTGCGGACCGGAAAATGCAGGCAAGGCACTCATCACGGGCTACTACTTCGACCCCAACGGCAAGGAGCAGCGCATGGTGCGCATCATCAACCTCTCAGAGGGCAGCAAGAAGGAGGGTGGCGACTGGGCAGACGACATGAGCGAGGCATCCAATGCCCTCTGCTTCTCGTATGGCGTGCATCCAAACCTCATCGGAGCCACGCCAGGCAAGAGTCAGATGAACAATTCCGGCTCAGACAAGCGAGAGCTCTTCATCCTCAAGCAGTCGCTCGAGAAGGCTTGCCACGACATCATGTGCAAGCCTTACCACGTCATCTCCCACTACAATGGCTATGCCGACCGAGGAGTGACCGTAGACGTGCCGATGATAGAACTCACGACACTAGACAAAAATAAGGACCAACAGACATCAATAGTCTCAAACAATAATGGCAAAAATGAAGATTCAAATCAGCAAGGATGACTTCGAGCAGAGCATCCTCGTAGCGACAAGCTCGCACTCTGAGGTGTTCGAGTCTGTGAGACCTCATTTCTATGAGGCATACAACAATATTCAGAAGCGCTTCCTCGGCTACGTTGGTGAGGAAGCGCTGGAGACAAATGAACGGCTATCGGCTGCAGTTGTCAAGGCAGTGTGCCTGACTGCATTCCTCGGCAACGTTCGCCATCTCGACCTGGTACTCACTCCGACAGGCTTCGGAGTAGTTGCCAACAACGAGGTCTCTCCTGCATCATCTGCGAGAGTAGAGGCGCTGATAGAGCAGTGTATGGTCGCATGCTTGAAGGCAGAGGGCGAAATGATTACCTGGTTGTCTGCAACAGAAGGGTGGGGTGAGAGCCTGCAGGCGAAGATGAGCATACCGCTTCTAGTCTTCAGCATCGAGCAGTATGCCTTCCAGGTGAAGCAGGAGCTATCATCCAAGCTGTGGAAGGATAAACTGTCAGCACTCTACGAAGCTGATGGGGTGATGCGAAGGGTCATATCTGACGAGCAGATGGATGATCTGCTAGAGATGGAGCGGGGAGCCAAGGACAAGGATGACAAAGCTGTAGAAATCATCTTCAAGGTGCGCAGATGCATGATCTTCCTGGCTGAGGGTTTGCTGACAGCCTATTCCAACGAGCGTGCGAGACTGCTCAGATACTTTGATGCAAATCTCGATAAATTCCCGTTATATGCGAATTCATCGGCATATAAGGCTAATCATTTCAAAGAATTTCAGAATGAAAAATCAAAACCTGCCTTCGTTTTTAATTCATAAAGATGGTACACAAGAGTTCAATTTCAAGGCGCCGTCAACGTGGGCGGAACTTTCAGAGGAACAGTTGCGCTATGTCCTTAGCATCATGTCGACGTTCCAGGATCATACCGTTATCAAATGCTACCTTCTCGCAAGGTTCTGCGGACTTACCGTACATAAGTACACCAGAACCGGGTGGAAATGCAGCGTTAAATGCGATGAAAGCGGTGAAAATGGCGATGCTAAGACTGGAAAAGTGCGCAAGAGAGTCCTATACATCAGCGCTGCTGAAATCCTCTCTCTGCTCAAAAACTTCGATTTCATCGACTCCTTTACGGACTTTCGGCCTCTACAGGTCGCAAGTGACGTTCAGCTGAAGGCAGTAAACAGCCTGCTTCACGAAATAAGCTTCTACGATTACCTCAATATCGAGAAGAACTACCAGCTTTTCATGCTCAAGCAGGAGGACAGATTCCTGCTGAAGATGGCGCAACTCATGTACAGAACAGCAGGCGGTTCTGCCAATGAAACCGCTAAATTTGAACCTTACGAACTCCTCGGAGTCTTCATGTGGTTCTCGAGTGTCAAGGAGTATTTTGCCGCCAATTTCCCTCACTTCTTCAGACCAGCCAGAGAGGGCGGCGAGCTGCGGCGTGAGGACATCCTGCCAGCAATGCAGGCGCAGATCAGGGCACTTACCGATGGTGACGTGACCAAACTGCAGGCAGTCTACAATACAGACTGCTGGGCTGCCCTCACAGAGCTGGACAACAAGGCTCGGGAGGCAGAGGAGTTCAAGAAACGCAACAGGCAAAATAGTTAAATTTACAGCACATGACAGAGAAAATCTTCGATTCCATCGCCTATTTCAAGCAGCTGGCTGCCGAATGCAGAACCTGCAGGGATTATAATTTCGTCGCAACAGAGTGTTCGGGACCTGATTCAATCCAAGGAGTCATGCAGCAGTTCCGCAAGGCATCCAACTTCATCATGGTGTCAGACACCGTTGACAGCAACACCCATTCCATCGGAGAGGGCTTCTTCGACCGCAACGTCTATACCGTCTGGATCCTGGCAGGGTACCGGCGCGATGACATGGCAGACCGAGAGGCGAAAATGAATATCTGCAGATATATCTTCCGCCAGTTCCTCAGTCGCATGCTATACGACAAGAGCCGAGAGGCATACGACGGACAGATGGAGTTCCTGGACCTCACGCAGGTCTATTCGAGCGAACTGGGCAGATGGTCCATGAATGGCGTCACAGGACTCTACTTCATGGTCACATCAGACGAACCTATCGACATTCAGTATGACGAGAGCCTATGGCAGACGCAGAAATAGACGATCTCCTCAGATATGAGCGAGGATGGGCTAATGCAATGGGCGACTACTGGCGAGAGCGCATGGAGCGGCTTCGTACCATCGATACCGGCCGCCTATACGCTTCCATCAAGGCGCACCTGGAGCAGGGCTCTGTGACCACAATTGAGCACAACTTCCTGCAGTACGGTATCTATGTAGCTGCAGGTGTAGGTCCGGCACATGAGTGGTACAAGTGGACCGAGGCACAGGGAGGCGAGAAAGTCCACCGCATCAACAACGGCGACCTCAACTTCCTGGGCGATGAATACCGCCGAGACAACAATCTCGATAAACCGAAGAAGGTGGGTCCAGCCTGGGGCGGTCGTGTCGCCGGTGGCGAACCTAAAGGCCGCCGTGACTGGTTCTCTCAGAAGTACTACTCATCTGTCATGAAGCTCAACGAGCATGAGGCAACCTTCTACGGCGACCGGTACAATGGTCTGATGGCATCAGCCCTCACCGAGATCTTCAGGGGCATAGGAGCAGCACGCAACCTCTAGGGAGCGTATTTTTACCGATTCCATCGAGATATTATCTTTGCAACAAAAATAGCAAATGGCATACAAATTAGACAAGAGTGCACTTCAGTCCCTCTTCGAGGGCATCAGAGACGAGCGGCGCCTGCAGGCTAACACGGCAAACCGCATCGGCAACGCTTTCCTCTCGCTGCTGCACTTCTGTGCTGACGAAACCTCCGATGCCTTCCTCAGCCGCAAGCATGACGATGCAGCCGAGGGCATGATTACCTTCCTGCAGGGACTCATCTCCGAGCAGATGGCGCAGCTCAAGGCGGGTGCACAGTTCGGTGACTTCGTCTCCGGGCTGTACAACGGCAAGGGCGCGCAGGTCGATGCCAATGGCAACGCAGAGGTTGAGAGCATCACCGTCCGCACATACATGCGGGTCATGGAGCTGATTGTCAACCGCCTGTCAGCGCAGGAGGGTGACACTTTCTTCACCGAAAGCGACACCATCGAGAGCGTTGACAGCCTGGGTGATAACTGCTATGGCCTGCACCTCCGCTCAAAGTATAGTGGATACTTCACGGCGCAGCATGTGGGCAACGTCATCAAGGGCGTGGTCAACAACATCGCCTCGGCAGCCAATTCTGGCACCTCGGCTGATTACTACACCTCATGGATGAGAGTCAACAGCGTCAACGCGGTTAAGAATTACATCGAAGTCACCCTCTATCCTGATGCCGATGTTCCGGCAGGCAAGAACTTCCCGCCGTGCGAGCTGATGAACATTGCACGTTACGGCAACCAGACCGATGAGTCGCTTCAGAGCTGCTTCTATATCTCCAGTTCCGAGGGGCGCATCGTCAAGCTGACGGGCGTCACGAAGCCGATACTGGATGATTACAACTACGGCATGGTCTTCGGCGACATGCCTGAGTTCGTCAAGTCGCTCGACCTTCCTATCGTCAAGGGCAGGGATTATCTCTATGCAGCCGGCATCATCACCCAGGATATCATACAGATTGACTATCATGGCAAGCCGATTGTCGATTATGTAGACCGGGGACCATGGTCAGAGGCGGCAGAATATTTCAGCTCAGCTCTCAATCCGGAAACCGGTAAATACGAGACCTCCGACGTCTGGTATACCGGATGCAAGTGGCGATGCCAGATGACCGGTACACATACCGCACCAAGATGGAACAATACCGACTGGGCGATGATAGAGGGCAATCCTGCCTTCACCATTGACTTTCTCGAAGACGAGACGATCTATGACTTCGACAACTTCCGGGCTCCGCTGACTATCGTTGCTACGCTCTACGGCCAGGATATCACCTCAGATATTCTCGACAGCGACGTAGCCTGGACCAGATACACGGAGAACAAGGCCGGTGAACAGAGAGTAACCAGCGACAACATTTGGACACTCGAAGTCGGAGCCAAGGCAGGCAAGGCAATCGTCCTGACACAGTCAGACCTCTCCGTCGACAGCGAGGGAGTTCCGGCTAAGATTAAGTTCACGGCAACTGTTACACTTCGTGATGGCCTGGGCGATGAGGTCGCCCAAGATTCCATCACACTGGAATGTGTTTAATAACATATAAAAAATGAAATACAAAAGATTAGACATCAAGTACACGCCTCTGCAGGTACATTACTCCAAGTCCGTATCAGGCAGCGTTCCGCTCGAACAGACCTATGATGCTGATCAGGATGAGTATTCTCCTGATTACAGGCTGACACCATGCGCCTTGCAGCCGGTTATAAGCATGATTGACCGAGATGGCATACTCAAGAGTGGACGTGTCAACAGCGAACTGACCGACATCGCTTGGTACAGAGTTGTAGACGGAGTGGAGGGAAATGCGCTGGTAACGATACCAAAGCAGCATGTCATCACATCGTCAGGCAATGATGCAGGCAAGCTGCTCTGGTACATCAACGCAGCACCGCAGAAGCCGATACTGCTCCGTTTCAAGGCGAAGTACCTGGACACCCGAACAAACGAGGTACGCAATATTACGATGGACTACTCCATCAACTGCAAGAATGCGACCATCTACAAGCCGACGCTCCTGCTGTCAAGCGGAGACCGCTACTACAACCCGCTCCGTGATGCCGACAAGCTTCTCCTTAGCGCTTCTCTGCGCCTAGGGGCTGAAGAGTGCGCTAAGGAGAAGAGACTGTTCGTCTGGGAAATTCTCCGTGATAGAGGGCAGTTCTCTGCCATTACTGCAGATGATTTAGATATCAAGGTATCTGCTGATGGTGCATCCGTCACGCTAGACCGCTCTCTGATGGGTAAGCGCATCTGCATCAGGTGTAGAGCAAGATACTCTGCAGCAGGCAATCCGGAAAGCGTAGAACTGTCTGATGCCGCACCATTCAAGATAGTCAACATCGTCCGGAGAATTCCGTTCTACGATTACGACATGCTTGATACGGTCGATGAGGTGCTGCCTGACACGAAGGAGGTAAACCCAAGGGCAACTATTTTTGACAATGTAGGGGAAATAGCAAACCCTACGAGAGAGCTGCAGGTACTCTGGTGGATGGCACCGAATAATTCGGTACACTTCGAGAATGCTGTCCTTGTCGGACATGGCATGTCTCCGAGTGTTCCTACAGAACTTCTGGACCCAAACAGAGGAGCTATACTCGCGTTGGAAGTCAAAGACCTCGAACCCTTAGCTCTGGCTATGGATGCCGACGGCAAGGTCTTCGTAGACGCAGACGGCAATCCGTTTATTTTTCACTAATAATTATTTTTTTTTAATATGGAAAGATACATCAAGGCAAACCGAAAGGTTGCAGAGTTTCTTCAGCTGACCAAGGACAGAACAGAACTGCAGGATGGCAGTTTTCTTCTGTGGTGCCAGGACATCCTGCCGCTTGGGGATCCTATCGTGTTTGAGGAAACGCTGTCCAAGATTGGCGCTATCGCCATGGATGGCCAGACAGCCCGTAAGGAGCAGGACGGCAAAGTGTGCAACAAGCTGCCTGTTGCTATAGACAGCAGATTCATCATGAGAGAGGAGGCAAAGAATGAGTAGTGCAAGCAAATCGGTGAACATCACGTTCATCCAGAAGATGGGAACATTCACGCCATCTATTCAGTCTCCGGATGGAGATCTCTACCAGGAGTACCAGAAAAACGGTGATGTCGTAACCGTCTATCCCGACTTCTCGAAGTCGCAGCCTAAGCTCTATTTCGTAGTCATCTCATCGAGGGCTGCAGATGGTGTCACGACACCTGTCTCCATGAAGTTCTTCTTCAACGAGACTGAGATACCGTTCAACAGCTCCGGCAAATCGACCGGTCTCTTCGAAGGCCTCTTTGAGATTATCAGACCAAGTGCTTCGCAGTTTTTCTGGGGGCTGAAGATATGCAACAACCTGGTCAAGGCATCCAATTTTACAGCCATCAACATCAAAATGGTCGGCAAGATATCCGAGAGATCCAACCAGCAGGAGATTACCGATGAGGTACAGGCTGTATACGAGATTCCGGTCGGTCCGTACACAGGCGTAGCCTATCGAGTGTCAATCAAGGCTCCTGCAAGCGATACACACAACTTCGTGCTCAACAACAAGGATGATAGCTGCCAGCTCGAAGCCAGAACCACGCTGGCCAACGAGACCCTGACATCAGGGCTATATTATAAGTGGTACAGAGCCATCAACAGCATCACGGGTTGGGAGCAGATTGCAGGAGCTAATGGTAAGACAATTACTGTCAAGGCATCCGAGGTCGATTGTACTCGCGAATACATGGTAGAGGTCTACAATGACAAGGCCATGGGCAAGGATAATCTGCTGGGATTTGATTTCCAGACAGTCATCGACGCGTCGGATCCGTATGACATCGAGCCGAACCCGACACCCGCTGATGAGTCTATCAGCGAGGACGAGGCAGGTAATGGCACTGTGACCTACACACCTCGCATGATTGTCAGAGGCAAGTCAGAAGCGGTGGAAACTAAATTCTATTTCACGCTGAAATCCGGTTCCGGTGTTGTCCTCAATACCGAAGCGGCACGCAAGCCTACTGTCCAGTTGAGTTCTTTCGCTGTGACGAGAGAAGACTGCATACACGCAGGTTACAGCAACGTAGCATTAACAATTCAATCCGTTAAATAGTCTATGTCAGTTATCACAAGAGTGATTAAGTTCCTCCGCGTCGGTGTTGGCATATCCAATACCGACGTGGAGTATGCGGAGTCAACAAGTCTGACTACAGCTCCGACAGAGGGTTGGCAGACAACTGCTCCTCAGTGGCGCAAGGGCTACTATATCTGGAGTCGGACACACTTCTACTACACCGATGGAAGTGAGAAGGTGTCCACACCGATGTGCCATGGTGCTGCCGGCAAGGATGCCATCAACATACAACTATCCATGTCGTCTATCGTTCACAAGAAGTCTCAATTCGTCGGATCTTATAGCATCGACGTGCAGGCATTCGAAGCTGGCATGGAAAAAGACTGTATTGTATCTTGTGACTTGACCAAAGATACTACAGGCGTCAGCATGCGTAGTGTCAAATATAAAAAAGGGAGACGCTTACAGATAACTATAGAAAAAAATACTATAGTCAACGATGCGCTAGACATATTAGTTGGAGTAGATGGGATATCCTATACATATAAGGTACCTATAATTACCGTTGAAGATGGTGAACCTGGAGCTAAGGGAGAGACTGGAGCAACACTTCGAGGACCGCAGTCTTGGTCTAACTGCGGCAATGGCTACAGCTTCCAGGCAGGTGCTGCAGGCGAGGAGTGGAAGGATGCAGTCATCTACAAATCCGGTTATTATAGCTGCATCAAGAGTCACGTCAAGACTGCAACTAACTACCCAGGCAGTAACGAGGATACCAACAATGGCTACTGGCGACTTGGAAGCCCTATTGAACTGGTTGTCGCCAATATCATCTTATCGCAATTTCAGATTGTTGAAAATTTAGGTGTCCGAACAATCGAGATGAAGGATAAGGACGGCAATGTTGTCTTCAGAGCTAAGGACGGAAATCTCGATTGCAAGGGTGGTAATTTTGAGAACATTAAGGCAACAGGTAATTTCAAGTCTAGAAATGAGAAGACCTGGAATGAAATCGAAATGAATGCTGATAAGGGTTACCTTGTCATGCGTGGACCAACTTCAGTTAATGATGATGACTGGAATTTGCCAGGCTCAGATGCAGAGATGACAGACCTTTTCAAGGTTAAATTTGAGTCAGATGGTGATACGCTGAGTCGAATTGCGACAATGGATTTATTTGGATTTGGTGGAAGGAAACGGGTGAATATAGATCCAGAATTTGGTTTAAGAATATACTCTGATGAGGGGACAGATAATGAAAGTCATCTGTTTTTGAGCAAGGATTGGATTGATTATAGTGACGGATTAGGGCACGTGTATCATAGTGATTGGAATAGTTTGCTAAAAAAAATATTATAATAATTATGGAAGGTAAAAAATTCAACTCCGTGACGAAAGTCACAACCGCCAACAGCAACCAGAGCGTGCTGCTGGCAGACCAAAATGGCAATGTCACTAGAATTGGCATGGATGCGCTTAAGGCTGACCTTGCTGTAGGTCAGCATGCCTGGTGCGGAAGAGTGTGGGACACAAATAACGCAACGCCTAAGGCGGCATCATACATTGGCTCACTTGAATTGCTGAAGGAATTGCCATACATCCTCGGACTTGGCGCATACTTGGTCAAGAATGACCACAGCCGTAGGAAGCTCGACAGCAAGGATCACCACAGATATGCTAATGGTGAACCGGCAAGACTGGATGGTACAGAGGGTCACTATCAGTGGGGCTGGGGACGTAAATTCTACGTTGTCATCAAGGATATTGGCGGATTGCACTATGAGCAGATTGGCATCAAGCCAATACCAGGTGAATACAATCTTGAGATACCAATCGGCAGTCTTTCAGCAGCAGGCTTCGCTACTATTGAGCGTAGTACCGGACGCCTGGTTAGTTACATCAATGATGCGGCCAACTATCGTGGAGGCGACAACAATGCTACCTATGATGGCAAAAACAATACGTTGCTGGGCAGACCTGCTACCGCTATGACTACAGAGCAGTTCAGAGCTGCAGCGCGTAAGAATGGCAAGGGTTGGCTTTGCACAACCATGCGACATACATCCATTGTTGCAATTCTGTTCAGTGTCATTTTCGGTACACATTATGATCAGGATGCAGTCAATGCCAACAAGGATGCCAACGGCCTCTTCCAAGGTGGACTCGGAACAGGCTTGACGCAGATGCCGAACTGGGAAACCTACAATGGTTGGCGACCAGTTGCACCAATGAGTGCAGGCATTGAACTTGGTGATTCATGTGGAGAAGCGACCTATGCCGTAAAAAATGATGCAGGGACAACGGTCTATAATGCCAAGATACCATGTTTCTTCGGTTTAAAAAACGGCTTCGGCAATCTATGGCGAATGATGGATGATGAGTTCTGCCAGGTGAATAGTGACATGACCATGACCCACCTTGTCGCTCCGTCTATTTACGGCTCATGGACTATCGGTAATGCTACAGGCATGAAGGCGTTGAGCAAGTCACCAGGTGGTGGTGAAGGATTTATCAAGACCTGGTCGATGGAACATCTGGAGAACTTCTGTACGCAGATTGGTGCAACTGAGTCAACCTATTCGACTAGTTATTTCTGGAATACGTCAAAAGCAACTTCCGGTTTTCGCCTGTGTCTTCGCGGTGGCTGCGCTTACAATGGTGGTCGATGCGGTCTTTCGGCGCTCCTCGTGAACAATGCTGTCTCGGGTTCCTATGTGGACTGCGGTGCGGCCCTCTGCGAAGCAGCATCCGAGTGGTCATTGGAACCAGTGTATTACGAGGCGGCCTAAAGTGTTCCGAGGTGTGCTGACGTGAGCAGGAGTGAGCAGGATTGACCAAGGTTCCCAAGAGGAGCCAAGGGCAATCCTGAGCACCCTGCGAGCGTAGCGAGCAAACCCTACCGCCCTTGGGCGGTCGATTTTTTTGAAAATTCGCTCTTTGACATTCTTTCATTCCGATTTTTTTCAGTACCTTTGCAGGCGGTTTTCAAACCAGGCTGTGATTCCTGCGCCGGTTTTCGCCTGTGTCTTCGCGGTGGCAACGCTAACAATGGTGGTCAATGCGGTCTTTCGACGCTCAACGTGAACAATGCTGTCTCGGATTCCAATGTGAACTACGGTGCGGCCCTCAACTTAATAAGATACTGCAGGTTAGTTTGCTTAGCTGCAGTGATTTCGGGAGTCAGGCCTTGCCTCATGGCAAAATATACACTTTAGCAGAATAGCTAGTAGATGATGACAATGGGTCATCCGGTCGAAAGTTAGGACATCATAAAAGCAGACAACAGACACAGACACCGACATTTATCAGACACCGACCTTTTTTATATACATAAAAATTTAAAGCAAGTGAAGAGGTTAGGTAACATTTCACAGGCGGTTGAGACTTTGCAAAATTTTCGTGAAGCATTTTTTGATTTTTCGAGGCACAAGAAGTCCCGTCTCTCAGTAAAAGCGTTTGAGGCAGAGTTTGAAGCAAATCTTCAAGCCCTGCTAAATGCATATGTTCATCAGACATGGCATACATCAGACTATGAGGCCAAGCCGGTTGAAAAACCCAAGCATCGCATAGTCAATAAGTTGCCTGTTGGCGATCATGTCATTCAGCATGCAGCCATGCACACCAGTGAAGATAAATTGAGAGCCAAGATTCCTTTCAACAGTCCAGCTGGTACCAAGGGTCGTGGCACGCATTTCTTCTACAAGATTATCAAGCAGGATATCTATACCTCGCCACAGAAGGAGACATTCTATTGCTTGCCCATGGATATACATCATTATTTCCAAAATGTTGAGCATAATCTGCTCAAGAGAGAGTACAGGTTGTATATCAAGGATCGCAAGCTACTTGCTTTCATCGACGAGGTCGTTGACAGCTATGCCAATGGCATTGTACTGGGCGTCAAGCTTACACAACTTTTGGGGCAACTGTTTCTGGCGAGGTTTGACTATCTCGCCATGCGGTGTTTCGACATACTCCAAGACCCCGAAAAACACGGTTATTGGCAGGCTCGCTACGTCACGGACATGCTCCTCACATGCCGCTCGGAGCAGCAAGCTATCGTTTTAAATGTGGGGGGGTAAAATCCCTCAATGAGCGCTTCGACCGTTTTTGCCGCGAGGGGCTCAAACATTATTATAGATTCATGGACAATTTCTTCATCATGCATGAAGATAAGGTCTTCTTACGCCTTATGGCGGAGCTTGCAGTCATGCACTTGGCTAGAGACTGGAAGCTGAGCATCAATAAGAGTTGGAATATTCATCGTACATGTGACGGCATAGACTTCTGTGGACAGAAGATCTTTGCCGACCATGCTCTTTTGCGCAAGCGCACCAAGCAGGCACTCTGTGCCCAGGTTGCAAGATTGCGCAAACGTGGACTTAGCGATGAACAGATCCGGCGCAAGGCAGCATCCAGGCTTGGCCTAGCCAAACACGCAGATACAAAAAACTTATTAAATAAAATCGGTATGAAAAAGTATGGTCAGATTGTGAAGGCTCGCAAGGGAGAGGTTCCCTTCGAGGGCATGAGCATGGCACAGAAGAAGCATCCAGGCGATATCCTGTGCCACAACATTGAGGACTATGACAAGTTCCTCATCCTCATAGAGGATTACAAGATAGATAAGTCGAGAGTCGACTTCAAGATGGAGCAGGTTGAAGAAGTTGATGACCAGGGCGTCAAGCACATAGTCACAAAGAAGGTGCCTAAGGACCGCCTCGCCATCCGCTTCCGTTTCATCGATCACGTCCGGAAGACAGGACAACTCGATGAACATGGCGATGAGATTGAGGAGCCAGTTTGGCAACCTGAGTCGTGGTGGCTCTTTACTGGCTCAGATATTCTGGTTGACCAGGCACGCAAGGAGTGGGAGCTGCTGGAAAAGGGATTCTACACCGTTGCAGCGGAACTCACCAACAAGTTTGGAAAGAAATTCTATAAGTTTATCTAGATGCACAAGAAATTTTATCTTTGCCGCATGTCATACTTGAGATATGACAGCAAGCATTTTCTTCTGTTCCTGAGTGAGCAGAAAGTAGAAAACTATCACCCAGACACCACCATGTCGGAGTCTGATGGCGATAGTGAGACAGTGACAGCCTACAGCTATGAGGGGACAGAGATTGACGGCTCCACTAAAATTGAGGCTGAGTCGGCAAGCTATCGCGAGTTCGTGAATGGTCTGGTTCGTACTAAGTACAGTCAGGGCGATGTCGAAGCCATCCTGTGCAACCACGGCGACGGCAACAAGGAGCACGAGACAGAGTACCAGGTATTCCAGGAGTGGCGAGAGCAGGCTAAGCAGATGGCCAGAGAATTACTCGACAGAGATATCTCATAGTTATCAGATACGGCAGGAGGGCAATAGTTCTTCCTGCCGTATTTTTATATTTCTTATATTATCTGTACCTTTGTGCCAGATTTAATCAGGTACAGATATGCAGAGAAATACCAAGGATTGGATACACTACAGCTCTGCTGGCATAGTTCTGCTTGCTGGCATTGTGCTCGTGTACATCAGCTTTTTTATGTCCCACGACGTCACGTCTAACGTCTTGTGGTACTTTGGGCAGAGTCTGGTTTACGTGGCAACCGTCTTTGGTTTCGCACTGACTTTTGACACCAGAGTTAAAGACATTATCAATAAATATTTCAACAACAAAAATGGCACGCAAGATTAAGAAAATTTTCGTTCATTGTACAGCAAGCCGACAGTCATGGTCTGTCGATGCCTTGCTCAAGGAGTTCCGAGACAAAGGCTGGCATTATCCAGGCTACCACTGGGTCGTTACCGCAGATGGCAAACGCACGCAGCTCATGACAGAAGACCTGCCGTCCAATGGAGTCAAGGGGCACAATTTCGATTCAGTCAACGTTGCGTACATGGGTGGAATATCCCGCACAGGCAAGGCTATCGACAACAGAACAGAAGAGCAGAAGGCTGGACTTCGTCAACTCTTGAAGGAGTTGCGCCAACGCTACCCTGATGCCAAGATCATGGGACATCGTGACATCTCGCCTGACAAGAACAAAAATGGAGTGGTCGATCCATGGGAGCGCATCAAGGAATGTCCATGCTTCGATGCCATTCCTGAGTATGCTGACATCTAAAAAACTAGGATTATGCAGAAACATCTCAAGTCAATCATCATGGCCATATCGGTGATATTGGTCATCATCGCCTGCTTCTGGATTTTTGACCATCGACAGCAGCAAGCGGAGCAGGAACTGAAAGAACAGCTCAATGGGCTGAAACTTCAGTATGCTCCAGCCGAGCGAGACACCATCCGAGACTCTGTCACAGTCATCACGCAGCAGGTGCTGCAGATGAAGGAAGAGGAGTACAAACTTCAAGCCTACGACCGCCAACTGCTCCATGACCTGGACATTCGTCTTGGCCAGGTCATGGCAGACCAGCGCACGAGTCTGAGTACTGCTGATACGGTCAAGACTGACCGCAGCGATTCAGTCTATACCTACAGCGACCGATGGCTTAGTCTCCGTCTCAACACGGCAGACTCCATCTTGACATACAAGGCGAGAGACAGTCTCCAGACCATCGTCTACAGACAGTACAAGCACAGATTCCTCTGGTGGCGATGGGGCACCAGAGGCTATGACATCAAGGTCATCAACTTCAATCCCCATTCCAACATATTATATAACAGCTATATACAAGTCACCCGATAATGGCAAGACAAGAGGTATATACAACAGTCATCAAGCTCAACTCAGAGGAGGCAAAAAACCGACTCAAAGAGTTAGAGGACAGAGTCGCTCGTCTGAAGAAGGCAAAACAAGATGCCTTCTCGGCGGGCGATTCCCGTTTAGGCGCATCTCTTGCGAAAGATCTGAAGGCCGCAGAGCGAGAGATGAAGCAATTCAAGAACTCGACAATGAGCGTCAAGGAGACACTCGACAACCTGTCTAGTGCAAGCCTCGGACAGCTGGAGAAGGCTGCTAGACATCTGAAGGGGCAAATGAAGGCAGCGTCAGATCCTTCAGACTTCGCAAAATTGGACGCTCAACTCTCCAAGGTCAAGGAGCAGATGCTTGCACTGAAGGGCGCAACACGCAAGGCTGATGAGGAAGCAAGACGCATGACCGCAACGGTGTCAAACCTAAAGCATGCGTCAATCAATGACCTCAACTTCACAGCTTCCAAGCTACGTAGCCAAATGGCTGACTACGACCCGACATCTACCATGTACGCCTCTCGAGCTTCGCAGCTGAAGCTGGTAGAGGCAGAACTGGAGCGCATCCGCCAGAGTGAGCAGAAGGTGGTCACCCTCATGCAGCAATATGACAAGGAGATAGACAGCACCAATGTGGACATCAAGGAGACCAAGAGACAAATGCAGCTGGTCAATAACACCATGTCCAACCTCAAGACCACATCCATCCGTGACCTGGAGTACTCCATCAAGGCTATCAACCAACAGATGAAGGGCATGGAGCGTGGTACCGAGCAGTTCAAGCAGATGGAGCTGAAGGCGAAGCAGCTGAAGGCAGAACTGCAGGCAGTCAGAGCCGAGGGAGTTGCTCAGGAGTCCTGGATCAAGCGCTCTGCGGACTGGTTCAACCGCATGCAGGGCATCGCCCTGGGAGCCGTCGCTGCCATCTCCGGCATCACCTTCACCGTCAAGAAATGCGTAGAGGAATATGCAAAGATGGATGATGAGATGACCAACGTCCGCAAATATACCGGTCAGGCAGCCGAGGAGGTTGAGCGCATGAACGAAGACTTCAAGAAGATGGATACCCGCACACCTCGCCAGAAGCTCAACCAACTGGCCGAAGATGCCGGAAGACTCGGCATCACCTCGACTGCTGCAGTTGAGGAATTCGTCGATGGAGCCGATAAAATCAATGTCGCCCTCGGTGATGATCTCGGCGATAAAGCCGTCTCCCAAATCGGTAAACTCGCCCAGATGTTCGGCGAAGACAAAACCAAGGGTCTGCGAGGTGCCATGTTGGCGACTGGTTCTGCAGTCAATGAGCTGGCTCAGAATTCCTCTGCCTCTGCCGGTTATCTGGTTGACTTCACTGCCCGTGTTGCAGGTGTTGGCAAGCAGGCAGGCTTTACACAGGCTCAGATCATGGGTCTTGCTTCTGTCCTTGACCAGAACATGCAGCAAGATGAAACGGCAGCAACAGCTGTGCAGAACCTTCTGGCAAAAATGTTCCAGGACTCCGCAAAGTTTGCTCAGATTGCAGGTCTAAATGTCAAGGAATTCGCAAAGACGTTAAAGGAGGACGCCAATGGCGCACTCCTCCAATTCCTGGCAGCCATGCGAGCCAAGGGTGGATTCGCAGACCTCGCACCTATGTTCGAGGAAATGAAGATGGATGGTTCCAGAGCGACAGGTGTCCTCACCGTCCTCGCAGACAAGCTCGATGACATCAAGACTGCCCAGGACCTGGCAAGCGAAGCATATTCCGAAGGCACATCCGTCCTCAATGAGTTCGAAACACAGAACGAAAATGTACAGGCTCAACTTGACAAGGCGAGCAAGAAGTTCCTGGATCTCTCCATCGAACTGGGCCAGAAACTCTATCCTGCAGCACGATATTGCATATCTGCAGCCAGTCTAGGTGTCCGAGCACTCTCAACACTCGTTGACTTCGTCAAAGATTATTGGCGCATATTAATTGTGCTGACAGCTGCCATCGTCACCTATACTGCAGTATCTAAGGCAAAGTTGATAGCAGACAAGGCGCAGATGGCATGGCTCAACATCATGATTCTACGCGAAAAGGCGCATCTCGTCCTTGTGGGGCTCAAGACATCTGCTCTCAAGACCATGGCAATTGTTCAGATGGCGTTGACACGTGAGATAAAACTGACCACCGCAGCGCAGATGTTGTGGAACAAGGTATTGTTGGCCAACCCTATCACAGCCGTGATAGCTGTTGTTGCCGGTCTGACAGCCGCAATCGTCACACTCTCTAAAAAGACGAGAACAGCTGAGCAGGCTCAGCGTGACTACAATGATGCCGTGACAGATGCCAACAAGCAGGCAGCAGAAGAGGAGGCATCCATCATGCGCCTGGTATCTGCTATCCAGTCAAATACCAGTGCCGAGTCCGATCGCAAGGCTGCACTGGAGGAACTCAACGGCAAGCTGATGAGTCAGCACCTGGGCAACATTACTGAAGAGGCTGTTCGCACAGGTCAGGCAACAAGGCAGATTCAGTCGTACATCGACATGATGAAGAAGAAGATCGTCATCGATGGCTTGCAGAAGAAGCTGGCTGAGTCTATAGCTAAGCAGGCTGAGGCAGAAGACCTGTTAGGAGAGGGAGATAACGACAATCGAGGCTACTGGAAGCGATTTTGGGATCGCCTCAACCCATTTGCAGGTGGCAAGACACAGAAACTAAACTTCGTAGCCGAACACAAGGACCTGCTTCTTCAGGATATCGAGCGAGAAAAACAGTATCAGCAGAAACTCATGGCCAAGATTAATGAGTTGGAGTCCCAGCACTTCGAAATCTATGATCCGGAACCATGGCGCAACAATGGCTTCAATGGCAAGGCCAATGATGGTACCATCATTAAGCAGAAGAGAACAACCGGCACTCATCAAGCTTCTGATAAAGAGCGCAAGGCTCGTGCCAAGGCAGAGAAGGCAGCTGCAGCCGAGGCACGCAAGCGACAGGCAGAAGCCAAGCGCAAGCAGAAGCAGGCAGCCGATAGCATCAAGGCTGAGACTAACGAACTGTTGGCTGACAACGCCAAAGCCTATGCAGAAGGCAAGAAAACCTATCAGCAGTTCATCGATGACAGACAGAGCATCCAAATTAAGGGTTTTGCCAAGCTGAAGCAGTTGTATGGTGCTGAGAGCAATGAGTACAAGCAGTTACTTGACAAACAAGTCAATGTTGTCAAGCAGCATGATGCTGCCATTCAGAAGATGAATGAGCAGACCATTGAGCGTGAACGCCTCCAGAAGGAGGCTAGCATCAAAGCTCAGTACAATGATGCCAGTTCAGCTATCTATCAGAATGATACCGCTCTCAATGAAGCCCTATATAAAAATGATGTAGAAGCCATGAAAAAACGTCTTGCACTCTACAAAGACAGAGAGGGTAGCGAGGAGTGGCTGGATCTGAAGGCTGAGATGGAACAGGCTGAGCTCGACCACCAGCTGCAGATGCAGGAGTCATACCAGAACCAGCTGCGTGAACTCCGTCAGCAGTTCAGTAAGCAAGACTTGCAGGCACAGGAGACCATGTACCTCAATGGCCTTGACAATCTCTACAAGCAGGGATTAATCAAGGAGGAGGAATATCAGCAGATGAAGTTGGAGATAACCAAGCAGTTTGCTGCACAGAGAGCGCAGATTGATGCTGATGATCATGGTGCTGGTAGCGCTCAGCTGAAGATCAATGATAAGTCATCAGAGATGGTCAACAGCGCCAGGGCTGCTGCAGGTGAGTCCCAGTCGACCGGCAATGCAACTTTGGGTGGATACTTCTCCTCACAGATTCAGAACTACCAGAACACAATGGAGAAATTGAAGGAGTTGTATGGCAACGACAAGCAGAACCATGCTGCATACATGCAGGCCAAGGCGCAGGTCACCGCCGACTTCCTCGACAACATGGTGCAGCAGACATCTGCGGCATACAACGGCATCAACAACATACTTTCTTCTGCGTCAGCATACGCTCAGGCATGCTCAGACCTGGAGCAAGCCAAAATCTCCAAGAACTACGAGAAACAGATTGCTGCAGCTGGCAAAAACTCAAAGAAAAAGAAAAAGTTGGAAGAGAAGCGTGACAAGGAACTGGCTGCTGCCAAGTCGAAGGCTAACAAGAAGGCGATGAAGATCGAGATTGCTCAGGCAATCGCATCTACCGCCATGGCTGCTATCAACGCATACTCTTCTGCAGCTGCCATCAAGGGTACTGGCTGGTTGCTTGCACCAATCGCAGCCGGCATGGCAACCGCAGCAGGTATGCTGCAGATTGCAACCATCAAGAAGCAGCACCAGGCAGAGGCAGCAGGTTACTATGAGGGAGGATATACCGGAGGTAACCGCTACCGAAAGGAGGCAGGAGTCGTACATGAAGGCGAGTTCGTGGCTAATCACAATGCCGTCAACAACTCATCCATCCGTCCAGCTCTTGACCTAATCGACTGGGCACAGCGCTCTAATACAGTTGGCTCGTTGACCGCTGATGACATAACACGTTCTCTGGGACAGGGCGGCAGTGACGTGGTGGCTCCTGTAGTCAATGTTAATAATGACAACACCGAAGTACGCCAGTCCCTCGATGGTGTCAATGCAGCCGTCAGCCGTCTGACACAGACTCTTGACGATGGCATTGAGGTCGAGGTTCCGATATCTGGTCGTAGAGGTCTGCACCGCAGACTGCAGGATTATCAGCGCATTTTAAACAATAAGTAGTGGAATATGATAACATGCATCATCAATGGCCATAAGGCCTATCCCATTTCTACATCATCCATCAAGGTGACATACGCTAACCAGTATGTCACCGATGATGGTGAGTACACCTATGACATCACCTTCCCCATGAATATCCTAGAGAACCGTGTCATATTTAAGAATGTCTCGCGACTGGAGGTCAAGAAGAACATCGACAAATACGATGACTGCAAACTGTTCTGTAACAGCCAGCTCATCATGAGTGGTGTCGGTACCATACTCTCCGTGAATGAGAAAGAGATCAAACTGCAGATAGTCGGAGGCAAGTCACGCATCAAATTCAATGACCGCATGACCAAGCACTACATCGATGAGATTCCATTCGGCACAGCTGATAAACCTGGTTATACTATTGATAAAGGTTTTTCTCAGGGATTTAAAAACCAGCTGAAGATTAAAGACATCTACAGGCTGAATGAAAATCATTCGGAGTTCCTGGGAGCGGAAGGTAGATGGTGCTTCATGCCAGTAAGAGACGAAACGAACGACCTAATCGCAAATTTTGTTGGGGTGGATAAAACAAAGCAGTTCATCGGCTACAATGCACCATTTATCATGAACCTGGCAGTTCAGCCAAGCTTGATGTATATCTTCCGCAAAGTGGTAGAATATGAAGGATACACTCTCAAGCGCAACGACTTCGACTGCAAGCCGTGGAGCCAGCTATATATAGCTTCGGCCTACAAGACTCGTGAACTGCGCAGGGCGCTTCCACATTGGTCATCTTATACATTCATTGAAGAATTCCGGAAATTCTTCAATGCCTCCATCTACTTCGATGAAGCCCAGAAGACCTGCTGCGTCATCAGTTCCTCAGAGTTGAGTTCTGTAGATTCAATTGAGATAGAACCACTGGATGAATATTCGGCAGACTATGACGAGGACGGTTCTTTCAGTACTTCATCAACCGCTAACCTGGAGTATAAGCTAGATGATTCAGTCAATAGAGGTAGCTATGAGAGCATCTCCAAGAAGGTGTTCAGAAACTTCAATATTGTCAAAAGCGTAGATTATTTTGGCGAGAGCAACCAGTTCGCCTTGACAACACAGGGATGGAGCGAGAAGAAGAAGAGACAGACCATCATCGAGCACTTCTACAGCTATTACATATATGTAGAGGAGGACAATACCAAGACCTGGCAGTTGGCAGGTTACTGGTCACCGCTTATCAGAGACCAGAACTCCGATGATTACGTTGATCTCTGCATCTCTCCAGCAGCGCAAGTTGTAGAAGATATCAATTTCAAGACAGCATTCTTAGGAGAAGATAATCACTACGAGAAGCGTTGCCTGTTGTCAATACCTAATGACAAGGAAGCGGATTCCAAGGAGTGCGATGTTGATGATGACGGATATAGCTACATATCCGTACAGGATGCCATAGATGATGAGTCGAGCATGGAAGAAAGCGAAGATGAAGAGGAGGTCATGAGTGTTTTCTTCATTCTGCCAGGCAAAGTGCAGGCGTATGACAAGCCATATGGCCATATTTCTTGGGTTGGAAATAAGTCGAGGTGGCCTATGTTTATAACCGATTACCGCATTAATACTGATTATCAGTATGCAGGAGTTAGTTCTATAGGGGACACAAAATTATTCTCTCTGTCTTTGAATTCTACCAATACAGGTGTCATATCACTTGGTAAGTTCCATAATTCAGTTATCAAAATTGATAATCGAAATTGCATGGAAGTCAAGTTCAAGTCAGATGTCATACCGGACCCTTCCAAGATATACATCATCCGCAACAAGAAATTTGTGTGCGAGAAGATAGAGATGGAAGTAAAGGACGATGCCATCGAGCCAGTTTACACGGGATATTTTTATATGCTATCATAATATATATAATAAGGTGGGGAGCAGTTAGCTCTCCACCTTATTATATTATAGGATACCCTGATAGTTCTTGATATACTCATTCGCCGTCTGTATATCCTTAGGCGTATAGATGTCTGTGATGAGTATGGATGAGTGTCTCGCCTGGTCTCTGACCGACAAGACGTCGGCATTGGCCCGCAGCATATTGGTGATGCCTGTGTCTTTCAAGCTGTAGAACTTGAACCGAGGTGAGAGCTTCAGTTCCTTCCTCAGGACACGAGTCCAGTAGTCTCTGAACATTTTCTCGTTCTTTCTCTCTGGTCCTGGGCAGAAGCCGTCAGAGAAGAGGTAGTCCTGCCCTGGGTGTGAGAAGATGTTGAGTTCCAACATCAGCTTGATGACATGAGTCGGCAAGGTGATCACGGCATCATTGCCGTTCTTTGTGTTCTCGCCATGTAGAGTGATTGTCTGAGTCTTTACATGAATATCGCAGATTCTGAGATATGACATCTCTCGAGGGCGGATGAAGAGGTAGTGGATAATCTCACACGCCAGCAGATAGTGCCTGTTATGCTCCATCAGATAATCTCTGATGAGCTGCATAGTGCAATCCGGTATGACATCTCTGCTTTTCTTCTGCCTGTTCTTTATACGTTCCAGGCCTTCTGTAGGGTTCTTGGGTATATACCCTCGAGCTAATAGATAAGCTGAGAAACTCTTAGTCCAGGCAAGATAGTTGTTGCGGGTCAGGACTGTATTATTGCGGTCGATGAAAATGTAGTCCAGGAACTTGCTAACATTACCTCTGTCCCATTGGTAGGAGTAGTTGAGAGTTATTCTTTTCTCTTGCTTCCATTTCTCCAGGATTCTGAGACGACTGCTATAGTCGACATAAGTCTCCTCACGCATACTACCCTCGTTGCACATTTTGGCCAGATAAGACTTATACCTGTCGAGCACGTCATCCCATTTAGTATATTCCAGGGGCTGCAGCTCCTCAATCCAAGGATTCCATCCAGCCATAAGTTTCTCGGTGAGATTCTTAATAACCTGGTCGGCATAGGCACGTTGGTTCCGCTTGCCCTTGATATGGTTAAGCATGATTTTCTTCATCCTCATTCGGTTGAGTTGAGGGTCAAACGCCGAGAAAGAGATATAAGATTCTGATTTCTGGTGCAAAACTGGAGGTTTCCAGCCAATGACACTGCTAAGAATTGTGTCATTCGAATTTGGAGCATAATTTTTTTTTGCCATATCTATAATTTTTCAGATACAGCCTATTAATATTAATGTGTAAAGGATTGAAACCGAAATTTCGCCGACCATTTTGGCCACGACCAAGGCAAATCCCCTGTGTATAGGCACATTAGACGGCTTTTGGTCGGGATTACTGGACTCGAACCAGCGACCTCATCGTCCCGAACGACGTGCGCTACCAACTGCGCTAAATCCCGATGTTTTGGCACCTATGGTCATAAAGACGATGCAAAGGTACACCA